GCCGAGCTCGCTTTTACTTACGACCGAATTTCGATTTTTCCCAAGGGGGTGGGGGTCGAAATGGGTTGCGTCGACTGTGGTGTGGAATGCTGACATGGCCAAGCGTGTGTGCGAGGTGTGCGGCGCGGTGCTGCCAGTGCAGACCGGCCGCGGAAGGCCTCGACGAAAGTGTGTGCAGTGCTCGCCGCGCAAGAAGGTGTCGCAGAAGGTCGCACCGCAGCCCGTCCCGCCAGCACACGCGCCTGAGTCGTTGACGGCCGCGGTAGAGGCAGAGATTGCGGCGGCCGGGCAAGCAGGTAGCGCGACCGCGCTACTGGCGCTTGAGTACGCCCGTCGCATCGAGGACGGCGGGGACGCGGCGGCCGGGATTGCGTCGCTGGGTAAGCAGTTGCAAGCCTTGCTGGTGTCCATGCGTCAGGCCGCGACCGCAGCAAGCCCGACGGTGTCGAAGCTGGACGAGATCAGGGCAAGGCGTGATGCTCGACTACGGGCCTGACTACCGCCCGCCGCAGTTCTCGTCGCTGCTGGATGGTTGGGCGGACACGTTCGGCCCGGACGTGGCGGATGTGTGCGAGGCGTACGGCTTCGCCCCCGACCCAGAGCAGCGGATGCTGCTGGATCAGGTGTTTGCGGTGGACCGGGACGGTTTGCCGTGCGCCATGAAGGGCACCATCGTCGCGCCGCGGCAGAACCTGAAGACCGGCTTCGGGAAGATGTGTGCGCTCGGGTGGCTGTTCGTGACCGGCGAGCAGCTGGTGACGTGGTCGGCCCACGAGTTCAAGACGTCGCGGGAGGCGTTCCGAGACCTCAAGCAGCTCATCAGTGACGCGCCTGACCTGGCTGGCGAGATCAAGGCGATCTATCAGGGCGCCGGTAACGAGTCGATCGAGCTGATGTCCGGTCAGCGGCTGATCTTCGTGGCCCGGACGAAGGATGGCGGGCGCGGGTTCACCGGCGACAAGCTGATCTTGGATGAGGCGTACGCGCTGACCGAGGATCAGATGGCCGCGCTGGCCCCGACCCTGCTGACCAGACCGAATGCGCAGCTGCTGGAAATGTCATCGGCTGGCATGACGTCGTCGCACGTGTTGCGGGATGCGCGCGACGTCGGCCGCAAGGGTGGGGCTCCGGGCGAGTTCTATGCGGAGTGGTGCGACCCGCAGCCACACTCGGGCTGCGCGACAGACGATTGCGGGCACGGACACGCCGCGGCCGGGTGTGCACTGGACGACCGAGACCGGTGGCGCGTGGCCAACCCCGCCTACGGCCGCCGAATGACCGAGGCTCGGATGGCGTTCATGCGCCGGACGATGACTCCGGCGAAGTTCGCCCGTGAGTGCTTGGGCTGGTGGGATGAGCCCACCACTGCCGGCTCCGATATGACCGTCGAGGACTGGCAGGCGACAGTGACCGATGAGGCCCCGTCCGGGCGGCTCGTGCTGGCAATCGACACCGCACCGTCGCACGCATGGTCGTCCATCGTCGTCGCCGGTAACGGCATCCTTGAGCTGGTCGACAGGCGCCGCGGCTCGTCGTGGCTGCCGGAGCGGGTCGCCGGGTTGTGCCGCGACCACGGCATCGCCGAGGTGTGGATGGACCCTGCCGGGCCCGTCGCCGGGCTGATACCGGACCTTGAAGCGGCCGGTGTGCAGCTGCGGCTGCTCAACGGCGCCGATGCGGCCGCCGCCTGCGGCTCGCTGGTCGACGCGATCGGTGAGCAGCGGGTCAAGGTGCGCCACGCGGACGCGTTCCTGTCCGCCGTGGCGGGCGCGTCGCGGCGCAAGACCGGCGACCGGTGGAAATGGTCGCGGGCCTCATCCGAGGTCGACATTTCGCCACTCGTCGCCGCTACGTGGGCGTGCTGGGGCTGGCTGGCCGACCAGTCGATTGAGTACGACGTCCTCGCGTCCGCCTACTGACTTGGGAGTGCTTGTGGTTGACGTGGTGACGACGATTTTGGAGGTGGTGGCTGTGCTGCTGGTCGCCGTCTCCGTCGCCGTGCTCGGCTGGCAGCTGCTGCCTGCCGGGTGGGGCGCGTGCGGGCTGCTCGGAGCCGCTGTGGTGCTGCTGTCCGCGTCGTGGTTGATGGCCCGGCGGGGTGCGAGCCGGTGAGTCTGCTGTTCAGCCGGCCGCCTGCGGCCGCCGCCCGCGGAATGACTGAGGAGCAGGCCTTCTCGGGTGCGTCGGTGGTTCCGTTGGCGGGCGGGAACGTGCGGGCGCTGCGGCTGGCGTCGGTGTGGTCCGCAGTCACGTTGATCGCAGATTCGGTCGCGTCGTTCCCGTTGCAGGCGTTCCGCCGCAACGGCGACGGCACGCGCACCCCGATCGACTATGCGTGGCCGGTTCCGGCGACGCAGACGACGTTCACCTGGGTGCATCAGGCGATGGTGTCGATGCTGTTGCGCGGAAACGCGTTCGGCTACGCGATTGCCACCGATCCGAAGTCTGGATGGCCGTCGCTCGTGGAGTGGCTGCCGCCGCAGCAGATCACCCGCGCCGGGAAGGTGTGGGCGCTCAACGGCCGCCAGCTGGACCCGGCTGCGGTGCTGCATGTGCCCGCGTTCCTGCTGCCCGGTGAGGCGGTCGGGCTGTCGCCGATCACACAGTTCGCGACCACCATCGACGCGGGTTTGCATGCCGACCGTGCCGTCTCCGAGTGGTACGCGTCCGGCACCGTGCCCGGCCAGCATCTGAAGAACTCGGCGCGCACGTTGACGCCGGCCGAGGCTGCGGTGATGAAGGCCAGGTTCAAGGCGACGATGACGACCGGGGAACCGTTCGTGACCGGCGCCGACTGGACCCTCGACCAGGTCGGGGTCTCGGCCGCTGATGCGCAGTTCCTCGACGCTATTCGGGCGAATGCGACGCAAATCGCGGCGATCTTCCGTGTTCCGCCGGAGAAGATCGGCGGCGAAACCGGATCGTCGATGACGTACGCCACCACCGAACAGCAGGGCATCGACTTCCTCACCTATGCGCTGCGCCCGTGGATGGTCCGCTTCGAGCAGGCCCTGTCCACGATCATGCCCCGCGACCTGAACGCCCGGTTCAACCCCGACGCGTTGCTGCGCACCGACGTCAAAACCCGCATGGATGCCTACCAGGTCGCGCTGAAGATCGGCGCGCTCACCCAGGACGAGGTCCGTGCACTGGAGGACCGCCAACCACTCGACGAGAAGCAGCAAGCGCAGTGGTCGGCGACGTTCAGCAACGGCGGCAAGAAGCGGGGGGCTGGACCTCGTGGAAGCCGTGCAGAAGATCTATCTCGGGGTTGACAAGGTCATCACGGCCGAGGAGGCCCGACAGATTCTCAACGCCTACGGAGCCGACCTGACCGGCCCGGGGCCACAGTCGCACACGACAGGAGCCACCAATGGTTGAGACGCGCACCCACCGCGACACCGTGCAGCTGCGCGCCAACACCGACGCCGCCCCGCACCTGGCCGGCTATGCGCTCAAGTTCGAACGCTATTCGCAGAACCTGGGCGGGTTCGTGGAGCAGGTAGCCCGCGGCGCCGTCGACAAGTCGATCGCGGACGGCGTCGACGTGTTGTGCCGCTGGAACCATGACGACGCCGGGCTGCTGGGCCGCACCGGATCGGGCACCCTGGCGCTGACCGTGGACGACACCGGCCTGGCCTACGACGTGGCGCTGCCCGACACGACGGTCGGGCGGGATGTGGCCGCGCTAGCTGCCCGTGGCGACGTCACACAGTCATCGTTCGCGTTCCGCACCCTGGAAGACGAGTGGGGTGTGACCGAGCAGGGCTTTCCGCTGCGCACCCTCAACCAGGTCGCCCTCGTCGATGTGGCGCCGGTCAACTCGCCGGCCTACCTCGACACGTCGGTCGGTGTGCGGTCGCTGGCCGCCGCGCTCAACGTCGACCCGGGCGACGTTCCCGGGTTGGACACCGGCGAGATTGTGCGCCGCCTCACCACACCGACCGTCATCGACGTCGCGCCGCGCCGGGAACGGCTCACCGCCGCCCGCGCCGCGCTGCTGACCCGTCGACCCCACTGAACTTCCCGACCCTCCGGCGGGCCGTGCGGCCGGGCGAAACCCACCGCACCCCCGAACACCGAAGGTCGGGGCCGCATGGTGACCGCGACACGGCCCACGCACCCCATCCCACCACCACGATCACCCCGGAAAGGGGCACATCATGAGTACCACCACAATGGAGCGTGACCTGCACGAGCAGCGTCTGCGCGCCTGGGAGCAGGCGAAGGCCGTCGTCGACGCCGCCGAGGCGGAAGGCCGCGACCTTTCAGCGGAGGAGAACGAGACGTTCACCCGCGCCTCCGCCGACATGGACAACCTCGACGCGCGCATCAAGCGCATCGGAACCGTCCGCGCCCACGAGGACCTCATCAACGAGTTCCGCGACAGCTACGAGGTCGCCGGCGAGCAGGCCGGCGGCGAGGCCCGCTCGGAGTGGCAGCGGTTCATCTCCGGCGAAACCCGCACCTTCACCTCGAACCTGTCCGAGGCGCGTGCGTTGGCGACCGCGTCCAGCCCGGCCGTAAAGCAGGACGTCATCTCCGGCGCCCTGTGGGTTCACCTGCTGGCGACCAGCCCGATCCTGGACATCTGCACCGTCATCAACACGTCCAAGGGCAACCCGATCCCGGTGCCGACCACGACCGGCGACCCGACCGCGGCGCTCGTCACCGAGGGTTCGGCGATCACCGCGTCGGATTCGTCGCTGACCACCCGCACCCTGAACAGCTACGACTACAAGTCGCTGTCCTACGTCAGCACGCAGCTGATTCAGGATGAGGCGTTCGATGTGGCCGGGCTCATCGCCAAGCAGGCCGGCCGCGAGGTCGGTTTGTCGTTGGGTGCGCACCTGACCAAGGGCACCGGCTCCAGCCAGCCCGCAGGTGCGGTCACCGGCGCGTCGGCCGGTGTGACCGGTGCGACGTCGGTGTCGGGCGCGTTCACCGCCGACAACCTGATCGACCTGTTCTATGCGGTCGCTGCCCCGTATCGGAAGTCTCCGTCGGCGGCGTGGCTGATGTCGGATGCGTCGATCGCGGCCGCCCGCAAGTTGAAGGCGTCCGGGTCCGGCGAGTACGTGTCCGAGTACCTGTTCACCCCGGCGCAGACCGTGAACGATGTGGACCGGCTCCTGGGCCGCCCCGTCTACTCCGACGTGAACATGGCCGACCCGGCCACGTCGGCGAAGTCGGTGCTGTTCGGCGACTTCTCGGCATACTTCGCCCGCGTCGTCGACGGCGTCCGCTTCGAGCGGTCCGACGACTACCGGTTCAACACCGACGAGGTCGCGTTCCGCACCGTGCTGAGCGCGGACGGCATCCTCGTCGACCAGACCGGTGCCGTGAAGTACTTCGTCGGCGGCGCGTCCTGATTCACCGTCCTGCCCGGCCGCGGATGCTGCCCCCGCGGCCGGGCAGGGCACAGGACCACCACACACCAATCCGACCCTTGGGAGGCTGGCTATGACCGAGGTCCGCATGATCGTGCCCATCTCCGGCACCCGCAACGGGCAACGCTGGCCCGCCCCCGGCGGAACCGTCGACCTGCCCGCCGAGGAGGCCGCAGCCATGACCGCGGCCGGCATGGCCCGACCCGTCACAGACACGGTCGAAACCGCGGCCGCCCCAGAGGCCTCCGAAACCGCGGACGCACCCAAGCCGCGCCGGCGCAAGGCCGGCCAGTGACCGCGACGTGGTGGGGCACCTACGCCGCCCTCGCAGCCGACCATCCCACCTACACCGCGCTGGCGGGCGCCGCATCCACCTACGGCGATGCCGGCTGGTCCGGCGTTGCGACGATGGAAGGCGACTAGCCGGCCGTGGGCGCTGTCGATGTGGGTGACGTCTACCCGACGAAGGCCACGATCCGCGACGCCTCCGGCGACCCCGCCGACGGTGGGGAGGTGACGTGCACGGTCACGCTGCCCGACGACACCCAGGTGTCGATTCCGGTGCGTCACGTCTCTACAGGCGTGTACGAGGCCGGCGTGCCGGTGACCGTTCCGGGGCTGCACCTGATCTCGTGGGCCGCGACCGGCGTCAACGCGTCGGCGTGGGACGACTCGTTCACCGCCTCCGACCCGGCACGGGTGTATCCGCTGTCGCTGCGTGAGGTGAAGGCGCTGCTGGGCATGGAGACGCACACCTACGACGATGTGCTCGACCAGCTCATCGCGGACGTGTGCGAGGCCGGGGAGGACTACACCGGGCACGTGTTCGGCCGCCGCGCCTTCGCCGTGACGATGCGCGGCACGGGAAGCCGCTGGCTGACGCTGACGCAGGCCCCGGTGCTGTCCATCGCCACGCTCACCGTCGACGGGGTGCTGCTCGACCCGTCCGCCTACTGGCTCGACAATCAGGCGGCACTCATTGACCGGGTCACCGAGACGTGGCCGGCCACCTCGACGATCGTCGTCACCGGCACCGTCGGATACACGGCGCAGCCGCGCTCGCATGTGATCGGTGCCCGCACCCTGATACGGCACCTGTGGCGGGAACGCCGCGGCGCGGTCAAGGCCGGCACCCCGCTGGACGACATGCTGCCGTTCGGCATCCCCCACGCCGTCGCAGACTTCTGGGACCTGACCCGCTCGACGGGGTTCGCGTGAGCCCGACACTGTTCTTCGACGTGCTGGCCGCGCTGCACGACGCGGTCGCCGCCGCACTCCCCGACGTCCCGGTACGCCTCGGCCCGCCGACCGATGACGAACCGACGATGCTGGGCGTGTTCATCGGCTGGGACCTGACCGCCGACAGTGGCCGCGCCGGAAACTTCGGCCAGTCCTACCACGAACTCGGCGCCGGTGCGGCGCGTGACGACTCCGGGCAGATCGTCGGCTACGCCGTCGCCCAGTCTGGCGACGCCGACTACCTCACCCTCTGCTCCCGCGTCTCCGACGTCCTCGACGCCATCCAGGACGTGGTCCGCGCCGACCCCACCCTCGGCATGCCGGGGCGGGTGTATCGCACCGAACTTTCCGGCGGCGAGCTGTTCCTGTCCAACGAGGGCATGTACGCCGCCGAGCTCGTCTTCCGCCTGTCCTACTACGCACTCACCTAGAAGGAGGCCGCGCCAGTGGCTACATATCAGTGGATCGGCCCACCCGACCACACCCTCATCCACCCGGCAGACGGCCGACCCATCCTCCTGGAGCCCGGCACCGTCGTGGACCTCCCCGACGGCGTCGACGCGTCGCCCGACCTGTGGGAGCCCCACACCGAAACGAAGGCCGCGACGCGGCGTAAGGAGTCCGACAAGTGAGCGGTCTGCGGCACCAGCTGGGATTCAAGGAAGAGTCCACCTACGGCACCTATGTGGCGCCGACGACGTTCCTGCACACCAAGGGTTCCTCGCTGGAGCCGGTCATCAAGCGGGTGCAAGCAGAGTCGTTCCGCGGCGGGCAGTTCGCCGCCCCGGCCGCGCACTACGTCGACACCGTCCGCGGCGGCAAGGGCACCATCCCGCTGGAGGTCATGACCACCGGCATGGGCAAGCTGCTGCGCGCCCTGATGGGGTCGTCGGCGTCGGCCCAGCAGGCCGCGACGGCCGCCTACAAGCAGACGCACACCCTCGCCGACACGGTCGTCGGACAGTCGCTGTCGGTGCAGGCGTCCCGCCCGCCGCGGGCCGGCGGCTCCGCCGTGCCGGTCACGTTGAAGGGCGCGAAGGTCACCGCGGCCGAGTTCGAATGCAAGACCGATGGACTGCTCGGCGCCTCGTTCAGCCTCGATGCGCAGGACTGGGACAACACCACCGCGCTGGCCGTCGCCTCCTACTCCAACTCGGCGGTGCCGTTCGGCGGCACGTCGATGTGCGTCAAGTTGGGCGCCTACGGCTCGGAGGCGTCCACCACCGGCATCAAGTCGGTGAAGGTGTCGATCAAGCGCAACCTCGACACCGAGGCGTACTACGCCTGCAACGGCGCGCTGAAGGCCGAACCGGCCGAGACAGACTGGCCGGTGGAGATCACCGGGTCGATGTCGCAGGACTGGGCGGCGAAGACCGACATCGAAGACTTGGCCGTGGCCAAGACGTCGACGTGTCTGGACTGGGTATTCACCGGCGCCAACATCGCCTCCACCTACTACTACACGTTCCGGCTGCGCCTGCCCGGCATCATCTTCGAACCGGCAGCGCAGACCGTCGCCGGGCGCGACATCCTGTCCAAGGACTGGGACTTCGTCTACCGCTACGACGGCACGAACACCCCGGTCATCGAATACATCACGACCGACACCGCCATCTGAACCGATGGTGTCCGTAGATGCGCCCGACCTGCGCGGCATCGCGGCGGCGCTGAAAACGCACGCGCCCGACGCGGTCCCGATCATGCGGGCGCATCTACGGACGGTCGCGAACGAGTCGATGGTTCCGGCGGCGCGCGCCGCCGCCTCAGGCATCCGATTCGAAACGGTCACGGTGGAACGCGCCGGACTGCTCGGCCGCAGGACCGAGCGGGTCCGTGCCGGTTCAGGTCGAACCGGTGCCACCGCGGCGCGGGCCCGCGCACGGCAGAAATACACCCAGTCGCTGGCCGAAGCAGCCGCGACCGGGAAACGGCAGGTGTCCGCCCGGCGGTGGAAGACGCTCACCGCGCAGCACGGGCTACGCGCCGGCATCGCCCGCGGCATCCGCTCCCAGGTGTCGGTCACGAAGGCGGATGCCACCGTCGCGGTGCGCACCTACTCCGCACCCGCGTTCATCACCTCAAGGTCGTCGCGCCGCTCGGCGCGCAACCGCGGCCAGTGGCGCCACCCCGTCTTCGCAGACCGCACCGTCGACCGGCGCCGCTGGGCGTGGGTCACCCAACGCATCACCGACCCGCTGTGGTGGGACAAGGCGCTCGCGCCCGGCTCCGCCGCCGCAGGCCGTGCCATGGAACAAGCCCTCGACGAATGGGCGGCACTCGTCGACGAGCTCATCACCCGCGCCGCGCACTGAAAGGGCTGGGCAGCAGCAATGGAATCGCAGATCATCCGCGTCAACTATGCGGGCCGCTGGTACGACTTCGACCGCAACAAGTGGATGTTTCAGGAGAACCGGCGGGCCGTGCAATGGCTCGGCCTGTCCGGCATCTCCGAGTTCGGCGAGGCCCTGACCACGATGCGCCCCGACGCGTTGGGGTTCCTCGTCTGGGTCGTGCTGCACCGTGCCGGCGAAGCCCCCGAAGGTGTCACCACCAGGGAAGACTTCGAGGACTGGTACTGCGACGACGCGTTCGACTTCGACCTCGTCGGGTTCACCGAAAAAGCCGACACCCCGGCCGGGCAGGCGGAGGACGATTCGCACCTCCCTACCACCTCAGACGGGCGAGGTCCGACGACGTAGACCCCGCCCGCGAAGTGCGGGCCCTGGAACCGGCGTTGCGCTGGGCGTACGGCGTCGACGCCGCCACCGTCATCGAGACGTGGGAATACGACCAGTGGGTCGCGCACCGCGACTTCCTGACCGACTATCTGATGAAGAGAGGCGGGACCGGTGTCGACTAGCACAGACCTCGTCTTCCGCCTGATCGGCAAGGACGAGACTGGTAAGGCGTTCCGTTCGGTGGGTGACGGGCTCGGCAAGCTGGGTCGTGACGCCGACGACGCCGGGAAGCGTTCGGAGTCGGCGTTCTCCCGGATCGGCAAGTCG